GTAGAGATTGATGATGATGATGTTGATGCACTGATACAAGTAGGTATTACACAAATCCTTATTGACTTTATTGAGAAGGAAAAGGAAGAGGAAGGCTACTGGAAGAACCTAAAGAAAGCTTGTGAAGATGCTGGTGAAAGCTGGGAGGTAACTAATGATGATGGTACTAAGTGTAAGGTGCAACATAAGCTTAAAGAGTATGAGCCTGAGTTTGGGAAGTTAGACGACCATTATGATTTATGATTAGCTATAAACCGACTGTTATATAATGGATAAATTACCAATACGAACAATTGACTTACTCAAGGAATTAGAACGTATGTACCCCGACCAAATGGTTACGGAACAGATGTCTGACTTCGAGAGGGGAAAGAAAGCAGGAGTAACTGAGTTACTTCGTTTATTACAACAACTAAAGAACACAGGAGAATAACCTATGGGCGGAATTTTCGGAGGCTCTAAAGCCCCTACACCACCACCACCACAACCACCTGCTGCTGCACCTACAGAGGAAGCAACATTTAAACCAGGTGATGAAGGCGAGAAGAAACAGAAGAAACTTACAGCTATTAAGAAGGGTAAGGGTCGTCTAGCTATTTCTACTAAGACAGGTACTAAATCAGGCGTATCTAAAGGATTTTAAGGAGTAAGGAATGGCAGAAGAACGTACAACCACCCTTAAGGCTAGATGGTCTAAACTAGAGGGCGAGAAGTCAACAGTACTAGACAGAGCTAGGGATTGTGCTGAACTTACTATTCCTTCTATGTTAACCAAGCAAGGACACAAGGAACAGGATGTATTATCTACTCCTTATCAATCGCTTGGTTCTAGAGCTGTTAATCACTTAGCTAGTAAACTACTACTTACTCTATTACCTCCCAACGCCCCTTTCTTTAGGTTAATGCCTAATGCAGAGGATGTGCAGGAACTAGATACACAACAGGAAGCACAGCTTGAAGAAGCACTAGCTGCTTACGAGAGAGACCTCTACACCTATATTGAGAAGAAAGCATATCGAGTACCTTTGTTTGAAGCATTAAAACTTCTAATTGGTACAGGTAATGCTCTACTTCGTCTTGAGGATGAAGACTTAAGAGTGTATAACCTAAATGAATATGTAGTAAAGCGTAATGCGCTGGGTAAAGTAGTAGAGATTATTGTTAAGGAAACAGTGCACCCTACTGATGTTCCTGAGCTACAGCTAGAAGAACAAGAAACAGACTTATATACTACTGCTAAGATTACTGAAGATGGTAAGTATGAGATTTACCAAGAAGTATTAGGCGAAGTAGTACCAGGTTCTGAAGGTATTGTTAAGGCAGAGGATAGTCCTTTCCTTGCTCTACGTTGGACTGCTATTAATGGTGAAGACTATGGTAGAGGACTAGTAGAACAATATCTAGGTGACTTACGTAGTCTAGAAGCACTTAACCAAGGTATGGTTGAGGGTGCTGCAGCTAGTTCTAAGATTGTATTTATGGTAGACCCTACAGGTACTACTAGAGCTAGAGATTTATCTAAAGCACGTAGTGGTGACTTTGTACAAGGTAAAGTTAATGATGTTACTACTCTTCAAGTACAGAAGGGTAATGATATGCAAATACCTTACCAACTAGCTCAAGAAATACAACATAGATTAGCTAGTGCATTCTTACTAACACAAGGTGCTACTCGTAATGCTGAGCGTGTTACTGCTGAGGAAATCAGACTAGTAGCAGGTGAGCTTGAGGATGCCTTAGGTGGTATTTACTCAATCCTATCACAGGAGCTACAACTACCTCTTGTTAAGATTATCTTTAAGAACAGCAAGACACAGCTACCTGAAGGCTTAGTAGAACCAGTTATTGTTACTGGACTAGAAGCATTAGGAAGAGGACACGACTACAATAAACTAGTTATGTTTGCACAAACACTACAACAGTTACTTGGACCTGAGATATTTGCCCAACACGCTAATGTAGATGCAGTTATTGGTAGAGTAGCTACTTCTCTTGGTTTAGATGCAGAAGGGATTATTAAATCTCAAGAGCAACTACAACAAGAACAAGAACAAGCTATGGCGCAACAAGCAGGACAAATAGGTTTAGATAGTGCAGCACAAGCAGGCGGTGCGGAAGCAGGTGCAGCATTAGGACAACAAGCAATGGGGTAATATAATGTCAGAAATTAGGTGGAAAATCTATACTAATGAAGATATAACAACACAGGAGACTGATAATGAGCGAACTAGAAGCAACAAACCAAGCAGGGGAAAGCCCTCAACTAAGCGAACACGACCAAGCAATGGTGGAAAGAGCAAACCAAAGCGAGGAACAAACAAATCAAGAGCTAAGAAGTGACGAAGAAAACGTCCTTCTAGCAGGTAAATACAAAGATGTTTCAGAACTAGAGAAGGCTTATCAAGAGCTACAATCTAAGATGGGACAACAATCTTCAGAAGGTAAGAATGAGGAAGTAAAACAGGAAGAAACACCCCCTACCCCTACTCCTACTGAAACTGAAGCTAAAGAACAAGTAGAGAGCAAAGGACTAGACTTCGATGGTCTCTACAATGAGTATGGTGAGAAAGGTGAGTTATCTCCCGAGACGTATTCCAACCTTGAACAGGCAGGATTATCAAAGGAGGTGGTCGATTCTTACATACAGGGGCAAGAGGCTATTCAGCAACAACAAGTTGACGCACTGCAAAGTGAAGTAGGCGGAGAAGCTGAATATCAGGCTATGATTGAGTGGGCTGGCTCGAACCTCTCGGAAAGTGAGCAGGACGCATTTAATGCTACTCTAGATAATGCAGAGAGTGCTAAGTTTGCTATCCAAGGGCTTAATGCCCGATATAAGGCTGCCAATCCTCAGTTGATTGGTGGTAATCGTACTTCAGGCAGCTCCAGTACTTCACGTGGTTATTCCACTAAGTCAGAGATGATGGAAGCAATGAGCAGTCCGAAGTATAAGATGGACCACACTTACAGAGCAGAAGTGCAACGTAAAGTGGCTTTGTCTAACATCTTATAGTAAAACAAGTAAGTATAATTGCCTTGACGTACTCCTCGAGGGGAGTGCCGAGAGATACCCTTTAGACACAACGTATTACTATATAAAAATTTAACTTTAATTTATATATAGGATATAACAAATGGCTTATACAACTTCAAATCCGAACTTTGACTTCGGTGGTGCAGCAGGTAACAAAGACCTAGCACTTAAAATCTTCTCGGGTGAGGTATTAACTTCATTCGCTTCTAAAAACGTGTTCTTACCTCTAGTAAATACACGTACAATTAACTCAGGTAAATCTGCACAGTTCCCAGTAATTGGTGCTCTTACCGATGTTGATAACCAAGGTACAAATGATGCGGTTAAACCTCACACTCCAGGTGATGATGTAACTCCTTCATCAATCGGTTCTAACGAGCAGGTTATTACAATCGATGCTCGTAAATACGCTTCAGTATTTGTAGACGATTATGAAGAGGCAATGTCTCACTATGAAGTACGTGGTCAGTACTCAACAGAGATTGGTAACGTTCTAGCTAAGAAAGTAGACCAGGCAGTTATTGCACAGCTTGATGCTTGTGCTACAGCTACTCCTAAGATTGGTCAACCAACAGTAAATGCTGACCTAGACTTAGGTAATACAGCTACTCCTAACGAGATTGTAGAAGCAATCTTCACAGCTGCAGCAACAATGGATAGTAAGGATATTGCAGGCGATAAGGTTTGTGTATTAGACCCTGTTGCTTACTACAACCTAGTACAGTCTGATAAAGCGGTTAACCGTGATTGGACTAATGGTAATGGTGGTGTTGATACAGGTAATGTATTCAAGATTGCTGGTATCCCAATCATCACTTCTAACAACTTACCAGATGGTTCTTGGGGTTATATCTTTACTCCACACGCAGTAGGTGTTGTTAAACTACTAGACATTAAGTCTGAAGCTAACTACATTCCTGAGAAATTAGGTACGTTGATGGTTTCTTCTTATGCAATGGGCGAAGGCGTTCTTAACGCTGGTTGTTCACTACGTTTAACTGGTAAAGACTCAGCGACAGCTTAGTAATAACTAGTTAGATAATCTTAAGCAGTCCCTTCGGGGGCTGTTTATTCTATTTAGGAGCAATAAATGAACAAATTAAATGATGCTATTAATATATGTCTAATGACTATTGGCGAGCGTCCCTTAGGAGCAGGTGACTCTATTACAGGACACTTTGAGGCAGAATTAGCGGACGTTACATTAGATGAAGCTCTAACTGAAGTACTATCACACGGTTATCAATTTAATACAGATGAAGATTACCCTTTAATGCCTGATAATACAGGCGTGATTGAGATACCTTCACTAGCTATAGCTGTAGATGCTTCACAGTCTTCATCTGATTACATTGTAAGAGATGGTAAATTATATGACAAAACAACTCAAAAGGATAATACCTTTACTGATGCTATTAGTGTAGACATTCTATGGAATATACCATTCGATGAGCTACATCCCATCGTACAATCTTTAGTAGTTGCTACTGCTAAAACTAAATTATACACAAGAGTAGTAGGTGTAGATAATATGTACGCTATTCTTAAAGAAGAAGAAGAGGCAGCTAAGACTGCTCTATTACACGAAGAACTTCAATCAGGCGATTACTCTATATTTGATGATACATATGTAGTTAGACCTATGAGAAGGAGTCAGAACCCTACAGCATTATAAGGAGTAGATTATGGAGGTTAATCAAACCATACCCTCACTGGTTAACGGTG